CTTTCAAAACCAATAGCAGAAGTTGCTCTATCACCAGATGGTGCTGTGTTTAACCTTCCTACACCTCCTTTTGCCTCAACACCAACACTAGGTCTATTAAGTTTTCCTGTAAAAATATTATAACTATATCCAATAAACACATTGGTAATTTCTTTATCTGTATCAGGTCTTGGATTAAATAATGCAGTAACATCAACTACATTTTTGGCAGGTGTAAGTTGTGGGTGTTTTTTATCAAATTCCTCTGGTTCAACTCTTAAATTATCCCATGTTGTTTTTAATTTAGCATAAGGTATTTTAAAACCAGATATATCACTGATTGCTTTTGATTTTCTTCCTGTAGCATATCTGCCCATTATAAATTCAATGCTGTTGGTTGAACTCTTAAACTAACACCATCATTATCAGTAGATGCCGCAAAATCAAATGACCTTTCATACACTTCATTTAAAATTTGAAATCTATCAGGTGCATATTTAATTGCTAATTTTGCCGATAAACCTGCACAAATAGTATCTGTCCATCTATAAGGAATATCTGTATCTTGATTGGATGCTGTTATATCCTCTTGTTGATTAACTACCCAATAATTCATAGTGTATGTTTTATCAGGTACTAACCAAAAATAGATAACAGGTGTATATTGTTTATCTATCATGTATTGGGAAGGTTTTCCTTCATTGGTTTTGTTAGGTATTTGATTATATTCTTGTAATGTAATTCTATTAATAATTTGGTCTGTTGAATCTTCTCTTATAATTGCATCTAATATATCAATTGTTCCTGCAGGTAAAGTGTAACTTGCAGTTCCATCAGATAAAGTTAAAGAATTTTGTGTAACTGTCCAATAATTAATACCTCTATTGGCAAATTCAGAAAACAACAAATTTAAACTTCTTCTTGCTGATTTTGCATGATGTCCAGTCCGTGTTTGTGGGTCTATACCACATCTTTCAAAGGACTCTGATATTATTTCTTCAACATTAGGTCTAAATGTTACACTTCCAGAGGTTGCCATTTTTTATCCTCATGTATAAAATATTGTAAGCATATCTGTTACATCAACTGTATATTGAACAGACATTCCACTTCCAAATAATACTCCATTTGATGGGATAGTCCTATCTACAGTTTCATTGGCAGTTCCAACTGTTCTTGCAGTCATTAATACAGAGCCATCTTCTGGAGCACCATCATAAAATGATACTGTTCCTGCTGTTCCACCTGATACTACCGACATACCTTTTAATCTTATCCTGTTATTTCCCCTAACTGCTTCAGCACATAAACTTCCTGAACCAACTTTTATATTTGCCGCATATTGTGCTGAACATTCTACTGCTGTTACAGTAAGAAAATATTTAGCACCAGCCACTGCTTCTGCTGAACTAGTTGATGTTATAACTTCTGTCATAGCATCACCAAAAACATCTGTACCAGTTATTGTGCAAGTTTTAGCATTATCTCCTGTACCAGTGGTTGTTACTGTTACATTTCTTGCTCCACCTCCTGCATGAGTGGTTTGAGCCATAGTTGCAGAAGTATCAGGTCGTGCCGCTGTTACTAATCTATCATCATCTGCCGCACTTGTATCGGTAATACTTTTTACCAAAACATCTGTTTGAGTCATTTAAAATCTCCTTATAAAACTGGGGGAAATTAATCCCCCATGTTAATTTTACTCAAAAATAAGTCTGCTAATGCACTGATAATGAATATCAACAGCTTCTGCCGCCGCCGCACCTGCTTCAATACCAATATAAGGAATTAAATCAACATCATCTGTCATTGCCGCAGATTTAGTTGTACCAGTTGTAACTGCTGTACCACCAGTTGAACCAGAAGTAGATGTAATATTATATTGAATACCATTAACAAAAATTGATAATTTTCTATCACTATCAATTTCAATTTTAAGGTGATAATTAGTATTTGCCGCCACTGTTATTGGTAATGCACTAATATAATCAGTTCCACCTATACTGTGAACAAAATGTAGCAATGTATAATCATCAAATGCTTCAGAATTAGTAGCATCTGTTTGAAATTTAAAAAATGCTTGGTTGGCATCTGTTGCAATTAATTGGTCATTTGTTAATTTAAGACCTGCCCATAATTTTTGATTATCAATGGCATTTGTATTTAAAGAACATTCCCAAGTAACTTGGTTCTCTGTTCCCCATTTTGTACCTGTCCAAGCAGTTTGATTACTATCTAAATGAGGTAAAAGAATAGATTGGTCTTGGTCTGCTCCAGCAGTTGTTATTGTTATGCCTGCCGCAGTAGCATTTCTAGTAGATAATGCACTTGTCATATTAGTTCCTAGAACTTCAAAATCTTTGTTAGCTGAAACATGAAGTGCTAAAGCTGAAGCATCATCTGCATCAGGGTCAATAGTATTTACTGCATTTAATTTAGGAAGTTGTTTAAACCATTCTTCTAGATAATATCTACGAGAATCCTTTAAACCACCATGTGTTGTTCTATCTTGAATTAGACCAGTTGTTGAATTTTTACTCACTAATCTAACTGAATCTTGCGACCTTAGAGGACCGCTAAAAGTTGTTGTACCCATGTTATTCTCCTTGTTTTGGGTTAATTTGCATTTCTGCAATCAAGGTTAAAGAGGGAGATTTCTCTCCCTCATATTAATTAGGAAGCACCTTCTGTTCCGAAAATACCTCTCCAATCAGTAAAACCGAAAGAATATCTTTCTCTCACTTTGTAACGAACATTACCAGTTTCAAAATCACCTTCCATGCCTTTTTTCATAGGACTTCTTTGGAACATTTTTAATCCATCTGGAACATCTGTCTTAATAAAGAAACCATCTGTATCTGTGAGTCTTCTCATTACATGATGTCCTTGAGGTAAATAACCACCTGAACGGATAGCATTAATGTCATTATCACCAGTTGCAGTTCTTAATTGAGATTCAAGTAATCTTTCAGCAATAAAAGAATAAGCAGTAGGAATAATTAACATTGTTCCTTGTGCCGCAATTCTTAAACCTCTGTCATCTTTCATATCAGCAATATTAATCAAAATACTTTCTAAAGAAGTCTCTGATAAATCTGCCGCAGTTGAAAGTGTATTACTTTGGTTGCCATTTTGTGTTGGGTGTGATGTGCTTAAAAGTGCTACACCATCTCCACCACCATATGGGTCTGTTGATGAGGTTGCATTGTTTAAAACATTTGCCGCTTTGATTTCTTTAGTAGAAGCCATAGACCTAGCTAATGCTTTTGTGTATCTAGATGCAATTGAACCATACAATCCATCTTCTTCAGCTTCTTCTGTTATTGAAAAAGCTAATGCAATTGTCTCATGTTGATAACGAGCAGTCCACTGTTGTGATGCAGAATCATAAGAGATTCCTGCACCTTCATCTTTAGTTGGTGCAGTACCAAAGCCAGTCAACAAAACATCTTCTTCAAAAGCTTTTTGAGAAGTGTTTGCTTCAAAAACTTTGCTATACTCTGGTGGATAACTGTCGTATTCCAAGCCGAACAAGGTGTTTAAACCTGGCTCAAGCATTTTCGCAAATTGTGCTCTATTCATCGCCATTGTTTAATACTCCTTATATTCCAGCACTATCTTTGAGCAAATGCTCATTGATAAGAACTTCCATTATAGCATTTGCACCTAAAGCATTGTCTGGACTTTCCCAAAGACCAAGAATTTTACAAGTGGCTGTGCCATTTGACATTGTTCCTGACATTTCAAATCCAGATTGTCCTGTTGTAGTAGACCCTGCTCCTGCTACCACATCAGCGCAATTGCCAATATTTGTTTGTGCAGGTGTTCCTGCAGATTGAACTCTAAACACTGTCATTGGGTCATCATAAACATATGCTACGATATTTGTAGCTGTTGTTCCTGAAGGCCAATACTGTGAATAAACATACTCGCCACTTGCATTGGTATATGATACTCCTGCAAATACACCTATATTATTAACTTCAGTTGCAGTATGAGGTGTAATCACACCATCTGCTATGATAATAACCAAATCACCTGTAAAGATGTTTTCAGCTAATCCTGAAGCAATAGTATATTTATTTGCACGAGGTACATTTCCACTCATGTGACGAACTGGGATAAACCCAAAAGCGGCATCAACATTTGCCATTTTCGTCTCCTTTTATAAAAATTAATCATCCATGACAGGAACATTCCTGCCACCACTTACTGAACTTTTCCTCTCTTGAAAGATTCTTTGTCCAGTTCTTTTTTCTAGCGCACTAAGGTCTCCTGCGAGTGATTCGTTTTGTTCTACACTCTTTGTTTGATGGTAATCTTTCATTTGTTTATGCTTTTCCACTGGCATTTCACAAAGCAACATACCCTCTATTCCAATACAACCTTCCCACTGTCCATGATTAATCGTCGGAAACAACTGACTTTTCACCGAACTAGCAGGGCGAGCTTCCCACCCTTCACGCATTCTTTTATATACATTATCGGGTGTGTCCTTCCCCTGAATCGAGGTGGCAACCCATCGTTGAACATAACCATCACGAGGTTCTGGTGCATCCAACAATGCTGGTGGAGTCCATGAAGTTTGAGGTCTACTTTCCTCATCTCTTACATTTTCTCTCATTTGACTTGCACGAATATTTCTTTTTTCTGACATTTTAAACTCCCTTTTTAATTCTAGTTAATTCAGATTGGTATCTTTTTAATGATGCTTCGTCTGTTATGCCGAGTTCTCTAGCCATTCTTAATTCGTCTTGAGTCATTTTAACCCTGTTACCCCTATAAGTAGACCCACCTGCAGTTGGTGATACTGGTTCTCTGCTTTTTTGCCTTGGTTTATTTGTAGTAACATTGTCATTAGTTGTTGATACTAACTCAGGATAGACCCTTTGTAAACGATTATTTAGCATATCATAATATTCATCAGAATTTTTATCAAATCCTTCTATATCTAATTGAACATCAATTGACCTTGCCATAGCTGATTCCCTCTCAAAACCTTTTGAATTAAACCAATTATTGTTTTGATACCATTGCATAGCTTTTTGTGGTGCAGGATTATTACTAATTTCTTTTGCCTTATCAACTGTCGGTGAAACAGGTTTCATGGTTTTTTGCAAATTTTGTAATTGCATAGCAGTTTTCATATCCACTAATTGTTCATTAAATTGCACTTGTTTTTCCGTATCACCTTCTTCAATTGCTTTTGCTAAAGCTTTTTTAGTTAAATGATAATGTTCATTCAATTTATTTTGTTCTTGATTTTGAGACCCTTTTTCTAATCTTTCAAGTCTAAGCATAATGCTGTCGTTTTTTGATTTTAAATTCGCAACTTCGTCTTCAGCATCTTTTTTTTGAGCAATTAATCTTTTTATTCTTCGTTGAACATCTATGCTGTATTTTTTATCTTTGTCTTTTTTGTCTTTTGTTTCATGTTCTTCTTTTGGTTGTTCTTCATCTACGATTTCTATTTCAAGTTCACCATTTTGTTTCTTTTTGGTGTCCTCTATTTCATCTTCTATTTCCTGAATTACAGGATTATTGTCCTTTAATATTGCATTTTCCATAATATAATCTCCAATTAAATTAAATGTAGGCAGTTATTTCCACACCTTTTGGTATGATTGAGGTTATTTCGTCATCATTTAATAAGATAAATCTTACATTTTGCACAACGATTTTTTGACCAGCATATTTGCCATAAGTAACAATGTCGCTAATTTGTGGTGTTTTATCTTGTTTCCACTTTTGACCTGTGTTTCTATCACGATATGCTAATTCACCTATTGCACAAACAACACCATGAGCAGTTAAAAATTGCTCATTCTCTTTGACTTTATCTGGCAACAAAATGCCACCTGCTGTTTGTGTTTTAATTTCATTTGGTTGGATTAATATTTTCCAATTCATTGGTATTGGTAATAAATGAGAACCGATAGTGCCTTTGGTTAAACTATCAGTGTATATTGCATGATGATGAGCCATGTTATTCCATCTCCTTGTCAAGTTGTTTTAATGTTTCGTCTATAATGGCACAAGATTCTTCCAAACCTTGTCCAATACCGACGTGTTTTTGATATGACTCAAAGTCAGTCATTCTCCCCTGAACCATATTTTCTGATATTTCCTCTTTTCTTGTCATCAGATTGGCTTTTATTGTTTTCAGAAGTTCTATTGTGTTCATTTATATTTGACTCTCCTTCCATAGCTACACCTGAAACAAAAACATTAATATCAAAATCTTTAATATTTTTTTCCATATTTTTTATTTGTTTTCTTCTTTTTATTTGTTTTGTTTTTTTTCTTAGCCATTGTTGATTTACCATATTTCATGTTTTTACCCCCTTTGGACATTAATGATGAAAATTGAGTTCTGTTCATTAATTTATATATAGCACAATATATATATAATTGTAAAAATAAATAAAAAAAGATATAAAAACACATTTTATGAGTTGACTTATATGGTAGGTTTGTTAATTTATAATTATAAATAATTAAATTTATAAATATAAGGGAGAAAATAAATGCAAACTACATTAAATAAAAATATTACAGGAAAAGGTAATTATAAAGATTATGTTAATAAAGCTCCACACCCTACAAATTCATATTTTAATTTTGAAAGACAATCTTCAAAAAAACATATGTTTGGTTGGAATACAGATGTTCCTGCTTGGAATATTCAATTTACTCTTGATGGTTCTAAATATGTTTCTGTCGGTGTTATAACTGTATTTTCAGATGGTGTGATGGGTTCTTTAGATGATACAACAAATTCTTTAATGAATGTATCTGGTAATGACCCTTTTGAATTGTTTGTTGAATTAGTAAATAAAGCTGATTTTGATAAATTAGAAGATAAATTTAGTGTTAAATATTAATAGGGAGAAAACAAATGATGTATCTTAAAAATTTAAAAAATTATAAATTAAAAAGACCAAAAAAAGGTTACAACTCAGAAAAAGAAAGGGCTGTTGCTCAATGGTCAGGTGTTTCAGAATGGGAACTTTTTTACAAAGATAAACATATTGGATGTATTTATTATGTTGGTACAAATTTAGTTCAATGGAAAGGTTATCTTGAACTTAAAAATTCAGAATGTATCAATTCATATCCATGGAGAACCAGACGAGAAGTTTTTGAAGAATTATGTTCTTTTCATAATGAAAGAATAGGAGGATAAAATGAAAGATAAAAAAACACCTATTGAAATACAATTAGCAATGGTGCATTTAAAAGATGCTATAAACATATGCCAAGATAATGTCTATACAATTCCATCAGGTTTACTCTTACATTTAGTTAGTTGTCAAAGTAATTTAAAAAAATTAGAGGGAAAAAATGAATAAGTTATTTATTATAATATTATTCCTTAATTATAGCATTAGCAGGAATATCTTTATTAAAAATAAAATATCCTTCTGCTTGTCCTGATTGTTGTAAATCTTTCCATTTTTCAATTGGTAATTTAGATACATCTATTTTTATTGCTTGATTGTCTAATGGTGTAGGGGATAAATATATGCCTTTACCTTCTGGCATATTTAATCTATCAGGACTAAAATCAGCATGGTCGTATTTTTTTATACCTTCTGTTATATCTCGCCCTCTTGGACTATGATATAAGAATTTAGGAAAGTTTTCTGCTACATAATTTTTAGCAAAGGTTTTGTCTTTAGGTAATGCACCTAGATTTTTATTATCTTTGATTATTGTATTAACAGGAATATCTTTATTAGGTGTAACAAATTTTGTTTTTAAACCTCTTAAAAATTGTTTAATGGGTTTAGAAACAACATAGGCAAATGGTATTCCTTCTGCATAACCTGCTGTAACATCAGTTGCAGGTAAACCAATTTCAGGTCTATCTAAAGTTGTTTGTAAAGGTTGTCTTAAATAATTTAAAAGTGCCAATGTTTGTTTTAATTTGTTTGGCTCAACTTTATCTAATTCCCTTAAACCTTCTTGTCCTGCATAAACACTTCCTATTCCCAATAAATCAAATAAACCCATTTGGTCTAACATATCTTTTTTTGATAAATCGCCAGTAAAAGAACCTGCGATGTCCATATTAGTTTTTTCCCCAGCTCTGACAGTTGGGTCCATTATGTTATATTCATCACCTAAATATTGTAATATTTCAGCCATACTTTTTTGGTGAGATTCCCTCCAAGTTGGGTTTAATTTTTCTAGATTTTCAATAAATTCAGACATTTTTATCGTCCATTGTTAAACTCATATTTGCAGAAAAAGACCTTCTTTCTCCCTCTCCATAAAAAGGATAAGCTGTATGATATAAATGAGTTGGAAAAATGTAAATATCGCCAACTTCTGGTTTACAACATAAATTACCAGAATTTACAACAGCACTTGTACCATAAATAAAATCAATATATCCTTCAGTTGCATATTTTTCTTTAACATTTCTTGTATTTATCTCTTTTATGCCTTCAGGCACTTTTAAATAAGCAACACATGAAAAAGCACCACTTGTATGTATATGTGCTGGGTTATAATCATTTTCAAACGACCTTACAAACCATGAATTATGTATTACTAATCTATTAGGAGTAAGGTTTTCTCCTTTTACTCTTTTTTCTTTAATAAAATTATCATGTAAACATTTAGTTAAATCACATAAAAAACCACCAAATTTTTTAAATTGTGTATTATTCATATCACATTTAAATTCTTCTTCTACATGACCAACTAACTCATCAGATTCGTCAAGTTCTTTTCTTTTATTATCATCAAGTAATATTTCTTCACAATGAGCATTTAATGTATCAACAAATTCCAAAGGCATTTTAGCATGAAGTATTCGTGGACCAAATGGTTTAAGTATATTAACTTCTAATTTATTCATAATTAAAATCTTTTCTTAAATTCTAACATACCAGATTTTCTAGGTTTTCCTTCAGAAAAATAATCAGGATTATATGTGCCAGATAATGTCATGTCTAATGTTTCATCAATTGGAATATTTAAATATCCTTTTATTTGATTTAAGGTTAAACCTTTACCAAATTTATCAGATGATGGAAATCCATATTGTGCAAATTCTTCAGGAAAATTTATTTGTCCCCTCCTGTAACTACCACCTAAACTGCCACCTAAACCCACACCACCTTTAGTAGTGGCATCAACACCTAATTTACCAAATCCAATATTTTGGTCTATTGTTATTGGTTTTTCCGACAACATATTGTCTCGTTCTTCACCAACCTGTTTACCTTCAATATATAATTTGGTTTTTAAATTAGAAAGAAAACCTTGCAAAATTTCAGGAACTTGAGCATTTGTATTATTGCCATTTTCATTCAATGATTGATTTAATTCATTTTGCAATTGTTCAAAATAAATATCCCATTTATCTTTTTTCTTATCTAATTCATTTACATTATCACTCATTTTTTACACCTGTCCTCCTGACAATTCTCTTGCCAATATTTGTAATGTTTCTTTAAATGATTTATCTAATTTTTTTGCTAATTGTGCAAATTTTTTAGGACTTATTTCATCAGTTTCTATTTTTCTTCTTTCAAGAAATGTTTTTGCCGCTCTTATTTCAGCATTGGCTACTTTTTTTATTGCTGTTTTTGACATTATGTTCCTTCCTCTAATCCTGATAAAGCACCAAGTGTGCCAAAGGCAGTAAACCCAGCACCAGCTAATATATCTTTAGAATCAGTTTTGGTTGGGTCAAATTCGGCAAACCTTGACCTAATATTCTTTGGTTCAAATACCACATAATCCTGTCTAGGATTACCAGTATCTGTAGTGCTTCTTGATATTAATATACCATCATAACCTTCTGACTGTAATTTTTCTCTAAATGCCTTACTACCTATGTCGTCCATCGCAGAAGATTTTCCTGACTGTAAATTCTCTGCCATAAAATTTTCAAACTCGTCTTCAAGTTCTTCATATGAAAAATATTCTTTAGGATTTTGTAATTTTAATTTAACTGGATATACTTGTGCATTTTCACCACCTCTGGAAAAATAATCAGCAACATCTGGGTCTTCTGAAAACCAATGACCTATATCTTGTATGCTTGGTGTGTCGCCCTCATAATCACTTTTATCTAAAAACTCTTTAATAGGTTCACCCTCTTTTTCAACTAAATATCTGCGACCTTCCTTATCATATATAGGATTTATAGCAACTTGTTGATTTGTGCCATGAAAAGCATCAATTTCATAACCTAAATCTTTTGCCCTTTGCAATCTATTTATTTCCTCTGTTGGTAAAACACCTAATTTGTCTGGTATTTTTTTTGCAGTTTCAGTTAATGCCTTTCTTAAAATTCCAAACTTACTCATAACATTTCATCTTCTATAATATCTTCTTCTGAACCAATTAATTGATTGGCTGTAATTGAACCTGCAAGACCTGTGGCAACAATAGGTGTGTAAAATGATATACCACTATTTACATAACCTTTTAACTCTGGTGTTAAATATATTGTTGGTGTATCTTTTATAAATCCACCACTTTGAGGTTCTCCAAGTTTTTCATCTAAAATTTTATTTATGTCATACATTTCAGGTTCTAAAGATAAAGTACCATCATCAAATTCTTTTTTGAATTTTGCATCTGAAAATATTGTTTTATTTTCTAATTTTGCACCTGTGCCTTTAAGAATGTTATTGGCTACTTTAGGTATTTTTTTGTCATAAAATTCTTTTAATTGTGGTTGATTCCATCTTTCTGCGTGTATTATACCTTGTGAAAAAGAAATTCCATCATAACCATTCTCATTTGCATGATTTAACAACCTTTTTATACCTATTTCAATAAATCTATCTGTTGAACCTACAAAAGGTGCAGAAGGAAATTCATTTTTAAGAGGATTTAATTTTACTTCGTAATTTACAGCTTCATCAAAATTTGAATTTAAATTTTTTAATTGTTTAAAAACTTCCATTTTATTTTGTGAAGGATAATCAAATGCATCTATAAATTTTTGTGACTCAGGAAATTTGTCTAACTCCGATGGTATTGCTTCATAAATTTTCATTTGTGCCTGACTATCAAAATTGTCTTGCAATTCTTTTTGTCCTTCAGGAGATTTTACATAATCTTCTGACAAAGAATTATATTCTATATAACTTTTATCGTTTTTAGCTTTCATTTGTTTTAATTCTTTTGATGTATAATATAAATCTCTTAATTCAATTGTTTCAAGACGAGTCAGGTGAGCAAAAGGTAAAGTATTTCCTCTATACACTGCTTCATTTAAATCATCATAATTCATAATCTCTTTTGGAAGTGCATTTTTGTTAAAACTGTCCAATACAATTTCGGAAAACACCTTTTTTTTTAAATTTTTAATTTTATTTTGCATTGCACTAATAGGAACAAAATCAGATACATCTTCATATAATTTGGTTTCATAATCTCCTATATTGTTTAATATTTTTTCTTTTTTGCCTGATAATACTCTGTAATTTACACTATCTGTTTCATTAACACCAATTGATTTATTAAAAGCCATATCTTCTTGTAATGGTTTATCTGCTAAAGTTTTGTATTGATTAACATTTTGTTTAGATAAACCTTGATTAGTTAAATATTGTATATTTTTATCTTTTGTTGAAAAGAATTTATATTTAGTCATTTGTTTTTTTATTAAATCATTCAATGAATATCCATCTACATTAAAACCTAATTTAGTATCTTTTATTGTGGTAAAATATATATCATCTTCAATTTTAGGCATTTTTGTGCCAGAAAACCCTTTTATGTCATTGATATTAGTAGATTCATTTAATTTCTCTAAATCCTGTAAAATATCACCAAATATTTGTTTATTTTTTGTATT